GAGGAGAGCTTGGTACGCTGGACCTGCATCGAAGGGACCTCTTCGGTGTCGGACCCCGGAGTGTTCCCGCACTGCCGGGGTCGTTTTTTGGCTACAAACTTGTATCCGTAGCGGAACGTATCATGATCAGTCGGGAGACGGTCAAGCCCTCTTCCGCACGGAGTCCCCGAAGGCGGGGACGAACAGCTCCTCGCGGCGCTTCGCGCCGGCGCCTCACTCGTCCTCCTCCCCCGCGTCGTCCAGGACGGCAGCGATGACCTCTAGTGACTCGTCTGAGAGGGTCGGGGCTTTCGACAGCCAGTGATCAAGCCACTCACGCTCGGTAGTAGTTGCAGGTAGGCGGGGCTGTGAAGCTCTACGGAGTTTTATAGAAGCGCGCACATGCCAACTTTGACATATGTGGGTACCCATCCGCTACCCTGCCAAAGAGACGATCACCGGTGAGGGTGGGGGCATGGGGATATCGAAAGAGACGCCGCTCGGGGGCTATTGTCGCATCTCGGATGCAGACCTAGCGGACATTCGTCGCTCACTGCGCAATGGCGATATCACAGCCGAAGAGGCAGCGGAGCTAGAGCGGAAGGGCGTTCTCAAACAGCGCGAGGACGTCATGGTCATCGCGGAGCGCTACAACCGTCCCGTCATCTGGTATGAGGACAACAACCTCTCCGCCTTCCGCCGTAGCGTCGTCCGGCCGCAGTTCCTCAGGATGCTGGCAGACTTGAAGGCCGGTCGCCTGGCGGGGATCGTCGTCTACGACATAGACCGCTTCGCGCGTCAGCCGAAGGACCTTGAGAAGGCCATCGACATCTACCAGGACCAGGCGGAACGTAAGGGCACCCACCTGATCTTCGACACCATGTCTGGACAGAACTTCGATCTGTCAGACGGTGACGGCCGCTTCTCGGCCCGCCTCTTCGTGAACATCGCCAACAAGTCGTCTGAGGACACCCGGCGCCGCATCAAGCGAGACAACGCGGCCAAGGCCAAGAAGGGCATCTATCACGGCGGCTCCATGGCCTACGGGTGGCGCGAGGACGACCGCACCAAGCTGGACCACAAGGCCGCGGAGCTGGTCAACAGGGCCATGGATGACTTCTTGGCCGGTGACAAGGTGACCACCATCATGAAAATGCTTGCCGACAACGGGGCCACCAACCCGAACAACGGCAAGCCGTTCACGTGGGCCGGCACTAAGACACTCATCTTCCGGGCCCGAAACTTCGGCATCCGCATCCACCTGGGTGAACCTCAGGAAGACGACCAAGGCAACTATGTCATGGGTGACTGGGAGCCCATCTGTACCGACCTGAGCAAGTGGGAACGTCTCAGGGGGATACACGAGGGCAACGGCCCCGAGGAAGGCCCTCAGGAGAAGACTCAGGTCAAGTATCTGCTGTCCCGCATCGTCCGTTGTGGCCGCTGCGGGTACCCCATGGTTGGCAAGCCGGTCTGGATCAGGGGCAAGAAGTCCCAGACCTTCGCCTACAACTGCAACAAGCAGCACCCTGACCAGTGCGGGAGGCTCGGAGTTTCCGGCCCCCGAGTCGATGACCTGATCCGGAACCACGTATGGGATGTGGCAGTCGCCTCCAGTAAGGAGCGTCAGCTCCCCCAGCAGAACGCCCCGTGGGAGAAGGAAGCGGAGCTGAAGGACGTGCAGGACGAGATCAAGGAACTTCAAGAGCTGTGGGAGGCGAAGAAGGTCCGCGCCGCCACCTACGTCACGACGCTGGACGAACTTCAGGCCCGCCGAGACAACCTCAAGGCAGAGAAGGCGTATGCGACCTCGACGCCGGCCGTGAGGACCATCACCGCGGAACTGCTCAAGAAGGGATGGCGTGGCATCTCTATCGAGCGGCAGAGGATCATAATCCGGAGGGTCCTCAAGGCCGTCATCATCCACCCGTCTGAAGGTGGCCGCGGAGGAGCGTTCGACCCCGGCCGAGTTGAACCGGTCTACGCATAGAAAGAACCCCCGCCCAACCGGGCGGGGGTTTATTTACTTCAGCTCAAGCAACTCAAGGATCTCGTCAACGGTCTCAGGATCGAGAACAGGAGCCTTCTTAGCCCAGTGGGCATACCACTCCTCCTCAGACAACCCAGCTCCTTATCTCCGTCCTGTTCACCAGCCACACCACGTGAGCGATGCCCACGCCGCGGATGAGCTTCCGACAGTCCCCGCACGGCTCGAAGGTGACGTACAGGGTGGTCCCGATCCGGTCCTCGGGCCTGGCCCACATGATCGCGTTGGCTTCGGCGTGGTACTCGATACAGCCCTCATAGCTAGTGCCGGCCGGCACATCGCTGGTGCACCTCTCGCAGTCGCCTTCGAGGCAGCTCGGGCCACCAGGAGCAGAGCCGTTGTACCCAGTGATGACAGTTCGGTGGTCGGGGCGGACCAGGACCGCCCCTACCTGCTTCCGAATGCAGTCGCCTCTCTCCGAGGCAGACTCAGCAAGGCTTAGGAAATAGCAGTCCCAGCACGGACGCTTAGCGCCACCCAGGATGGTGCAGGCGTAATGGATCTGACAACTCAATCGTCGTCCTCGTCCAGCTCCAGCTCCGCACTGCGAAGAAGGCCGGCAACCGTGTCCGCCAACATCTCCGCCTTCCAAAAGTCGGTGGCCATCTCCTGAGCGAGGGAGTACGGGACTCCGGAGGCCAGGGCCATCTTCAGGATGTCGCCGGACAGGATGGCGATGCCGGCCGCATACTCCGCACGCTTCTCAAGGTTGGCAAGGGCCATCTGAGCTTCGATATCCGCCATGATGGAATCCGCGTCCTCGTTCATTCAGAAATCCTCTCCGCGTTCTGGTCTAGGGCACACTGGGGACAGAGCCAGGCTTCAACCAAGTCCCAGTCATAAAGCAGGGTGTTATCTGTGTTCTGGCAGCATTCGCAGTCTTCGCCGCCTTCAACGTCTTCGTACAAGGGCTCAGGCCACAACGAATGCGACAGGTACCTCGACATACCCCGATCCACTCACATAGGCGCGAACAGAGTTCTTCTCTACTCGGGTCCCGGCTTCATCGAATTCGCCCCCGGAGCAACAGCCGCATCCGGGATCGGGAACCACTACGAGAATGTCTCCGAACTCCTTCAGAGTCCGCTCAGCGTCCGCGATCAGCTCACTCAGTTTCATCAGTTCTCCTCAGTGCCAGATGGTGAATTCGGAACCAGCGGTGTCGACCTTGCCTTTTGCGTGAAGGCGGATCGTCCTCTTTACGGCCTTCACTGCGAAGACTCGCCATTCATTGATGCCTGAGGCGATAACCTCACCGTCGAATCGGATCTCCCAGCTCCAGGACGACCCTTCCCAGTCCCCAACGTCCTTGATCGTCACGGCATAGGGCCGCTTCCTGTGTCGAGTGGTCAATGCTTGCTCTCTTCCATGTCGAGAATGGAGCCCCATGAGCGGTCTCCGATCTCCCCATCAGCCGGAATCAGGAGTCCCTTGAAGGTGAATTCCATGATTCGGGCCGCCTTCTCGGTCAACTCCTTAGCCCGATCCTTCGGGAAAGAGAAGACCAGCTCGTCATGCACCGGGAGCCGAACCCAGGGAGTGAACCCGGCCCGGTCGAGATTGATGATTGCCCGAGCGGTAATGTCTCGCGCCGTCGATTGGATGTAGTAGTTCAAGGCCGAATAGAGACGACGCTTGTCTACAGGCAGGCGCCGGCCGGTGGCCGTGTAGATGTAGCCGGTCCTTCTGGCCTCATCCTTCAGCTTCTCGGCATACGCCTTAACTCCCAAATACGTTTCCCAGAAGGCATCTACAGCCTTCTTTGCGTCCTCCTCGGGGACTCCAAAGCCGTCAGTGACAGCCCTCCAAGTGCCTCCGAAGCCAATGGCGAAGTTCGTCCCCTTGCCCGCGGACCTCTTCGGGTGCTTCTTCTGTCCGGGCTCCATAGGCCCGAATGCCGCTATGGCAGTGATGTTGTGCAGGTCTTCATCGTTGAAGAACGCTCGCATCATGACCGGGTCATTAGAGGCCGCGGCCATGACTCGCAGCTCCATGTTCCCGAAGTCGATGGATACGGAGACGTGCCCTTCCTCGGCCAAGAACGACGAGCGCACATAGCCGTCCCCAGCGGGGAAGGTCTGTGCCGGGATGGCTCCCGTAATGCTCATCCTTGCCGTGCGTGCCTGGAGAGAGTTGATTCCCGCATGCACGCGACCCTGAGAGTCCATGCCCTTGAGGGCGGCCTCAAACCACGTCTTCCGCCACTTAGCGGCCTTCGTCGCCTTCTTGACTGCCTCGGCCAACGGGTGATCAATCGAGTCCAGGACTTCAGCGTCCATGGACAGATTGCCCTTGGGAGTCTTCTTCGTTAGCCGAATGCCCTGAGAGAGGAAGAACGCAATGAGCTGCTTGTCGGAGTTGACGTTCTCAACCCACTGACTTGCAACAGCGAGCCACTTCTCTTCTTCGGCCTTCAGCTCCGCTATTCGAGCCTTGACGTACGGGACATCAACGAGATAGCCCGTACGCTCCATCTTGGCCGTGACGTGGGCCAAACGGTGTTCCCACCCGACCAGGCCCTTCCTAAGAGACCGGGCCGGGATCTTCGGGAAGACCAGGTGGAAGAGCCTGAAAGCAAGAACCGGGTCCATACCTGCGTACAGCAGATATTCCGGATCAAACGTCCGGACGATGGGCCAGATGTCTTCTTTCTTGACCTTGTACCGCTTGGCTATCTGCGTCATCGAGCCCTTAACTTCTTCAGCCAAGGCAGCATCGATGTAGTACTTGGTCAGCTCTTCCAATTTGAGGCCGGGGCCGAATTCCTTGACCTGACGAGGGTCAACGAGGTGGCAGATAATCTTGGTGTCCAGCATCTTCGGCGCCAGTTCCTCAAGCGTGACGCCAAGGCAGGCTTCGGAGACGTGCTGATCAAAGGTCCCGTTGTGGGCGATGAGCCGAGAGGCTTTCCTCAGCGCCCACTTGACTGCCTCCCCGAATTCCGGGTTGATCTCAACGGGCAGGACCCAGCTCTCTCGGGCATTCCCGAACTGAGCGAGTCGGAGACGGAAGCCGCGGTCAGCATTCCACCAGTCAAGGCCCGTAGTCTCTGTGTCGAAACCCATGACCGGATTGGCTTCCACAAAGTCAATGAACCGGTCCAGGTCCCACGGTGTCTCTACGACATTGATCTTTACGACCTGGCGCTTGATGGTGTAACGCAGGACCTTCACTCAGTCTCCTATTCGATAGTTACAACCTGGTAAGTGACGGACTTGATATCCGAGTCGGTGAGGTATACGTCTGGACACTCGATAAACGGGTTCTCCACCTCATCGAAGGTGGCCGCCTGAGCAACCGACGTACATCCGGGATAATGACCGAGATCCGGCTCATACTCGATAACGACAGTGACGCGGATTTTTTCCTTGCTCATCGGATCTCCTCGCAATCGTGCGGCTCCTGTACGGCCGCTAGCAGGTCTTCAAGGGTGACGTTGTTTCCAGGGCAGCAGTCACAGCCACCCCCACCCAATTCGAATTCACAGTGCTTACAGAGGACGGAAACACCTCCCCCTTCCCACCCGAGGATGAGAACTTCATCCGGGAACAGAGGCTTAGCGACCATGCATCACGCACCGCGCTGGTACGTCAGCCGCCCGTGAGAGATTCCAGGCTGAGCACGGCGCAAAGGCCCTCATGCAGACAGTGGCGACAGTGAGCAAGAGGAGCACTACAACGACAAGAGCCAATTCCTTCACGGGGCAACCCTTCCGTGCTTCTCGAATGCGGTGTAGGTCTCAGGCATCAGGAAGTCGAGAACGGGTTCCATCTCTTCCGCGACCATCTCAATCTCACGCTGAGGGAAAGAGGGGAAAGCGGCGTTCTCAGCCTTGGTGCGAAGACTCAGGAAGTGCATGAGGCTTCGCGCATTGCACGTCGCATAAAACGACGTGTAGGTACCGACAGGGAGAACCATGCGGGCCACCTCGCGGGCAATTCCGGCGTCCAGCATCGACTTGTACTGTCGGAAGGACTCACCGTAAGAAACCCGGAAGCTGCCGGTCATTGCTCCGAAGTGCTGGAAGGTCCCGGCCTCGAACTCGTAAGCACCAGGCTTACCAACCTGAACTAGAGGTCGACTATCCCCCGGCACGTAGAAGACCGGCTGAAGCTCCTTGTAGCGCCCGCTCTCCTCGTTGTAACTCCATCCAGCCCGATGGCGCATGAACTCACGGGCCACAAAGATTGGTGCTTCGATGTAGAAGGTGAAATGCGTGTGCTCGAAAGGTGATCCGTGTCGGTCACGCATAAGGAAGTTGATGAGCCCTGCGAATGGCTTGGTGTCTTCCTTGCTGCCGGCCCCGAGGGTGGACACACGAGCGGCCTGAGCCACTGCGTAGTCACTGGCCATGTGCGACACCAGGTCCACGGTCATGTCAGACCGGAATTCCATGTTTCTCCCATGCAAAAGGGGCGCCGACCGAAACCGGCGCCCCATCAACAGCGTGCGGTCTTACTTGGCCTTGAAAGAGCCGTCCTTCTGCTTCCACAGAGGCTCGCACTGGTCACTCTTGTTCTCGGCCTGGCAGAACATTGCCGACCAACTGTCCTTGGCTACGAGCTTTCGGCCGTGCGGACAGTCATCGCCTGCAAGCTGAGGAGTACCCTTCTGCTCGACCTTGCCCCCGTTGAACTGCTTCCGAGCGCCGGCCCCTCCAGCCTGACCCCCCTTGTACTGCTCTCGGGTGTAAGCCGCGGCCTTCGAGGTGAGATCGATCAGGCCCTCGGACTTCAGAGCGGACAGCAGATCGGCGCCACGCTTAGCGGTCTCCTCTGCGGTCTGGCCGGAAACACGAGGAGTCAGCCACTCGGCCTCGAAACCACTCGCGGCCTTGAGGGTGAATCCGATCTCGAAAGGGGCAGGTCCAGGGGCAACGGTCATAGGCTCGTTCTCCTTCTTAGGGGTTTCAGGGGCTTCATCCCAAGGTGACTTCTCATCAAACGGGTCTGGGTAACTCACTAACGAATTCCTTCCTCGTTATTCATAGTGCCCGAACAGCGTCACGGATACAACTATTAAGAACCGTGACGCCGTTCACAATGTCTGGCTAGATGGGACAGGCCCCAGACGCACAGATCTCATCAAAACCGGTGTCTTCGGTCTCGATGCCGACACGGGCAGCCATCACGATGTACTGCTCTCGCGTGATCCGCTCGTACGGAGACTGAGCGCGGGACAGCTCGGGGAAGATGGTGCTTCCCTTGAGCCGCGGCATGAACTCCAGCAGGATCGCGGCCACGTCGTCCGCCGTGTAACGCTCAGGGTCGACGGAGGCCGTGTAACTCACGGCCTGGTCCGCCCAATACTCCTGGTAGAGGGCCTGAACGCTCAGCATGTCCTCAAGCGACAACATGCCGGCGTGCTCGATCACGGACGGGTCCATGACCTGCGAGACAAGCGGGTCCTTGGTCGGGATCTCTACAACCGAGGTGTTCGCCGCGTAAATGCACGGCTCGACCTTGTATCCCTTCTTCCGGTACTCCTCCACCTGTCGGACCTCTTCCGGCTCCACCATAGAAAAGCGGATACGACGAAGGAAG